AACTTCCACCGTCATTTGATAATTGAGTTGTAAATGCTTTATTATCATCTGCACAATGTCCATTAATTAATTCAAGTAAATGAACATCATAAACATTACCTTTAATACTTGTAAAATCTACTGCGCTTGCACTTGATACTGTTTGACTTTGTATTAATTCTAACGATCCTCCCCAACTACCATTTTTTTTAAGATCTAATATTTGACTAGGTGTATATAAACCTATATTTTGTTTTACGTTGTTCGGTTGCGTACCTAAGTAAGCCATAAAAACTCCTTTAGGTTTGTCTTAGAAACGTAACGTTATATTCCGCGCTTGAAGCTGCTGAACATAAACCTTGAAGCTTATCTCCAGTTTCCAATGCAATCTTTGTTTGTATTTCAATTGTTGTTCCAAACGGAAGCGAAACATTATTTAAAATGTGTCGTAAAGATCCGCCTGATTTAGTAACACTTAGATCAACAGTAACGTCAGCACTACTTCCAGAAACATTTGAAAGCAAAATTCCAATTGCTGTTTCTGTAGTGGATGAAGGAACTGCGTCTATAATATCACCAGCAGAAGTCCCGAGGACTCCTTGAACAGAATGCAGGGTATCGGCCATTTATATTTCCTTTCTTAACTTAATGCTAATACTAAACCTAGACTAACGCCAGCTGGTGCTAAATTAGCAATGTCTTGCGCTGTTGTCTTTTTTAAATTATTGCTGTCGTCAGCGTCACCTATTAAAACAATATCCGATCCAGCAACTGTTGCTGAAGTTGCACTATTAGGCGCAATAACCAATGTTGAAGCAAAAGCCCCTGAAGTTGCGGCAGCTCCTCCGGATAAACCAGAGGTTCCAGAAGTTGTGATCGTAACTCCGGTAATATCTCCTTCACCAATAAAATCTACAAAGGAACTTCCATTATAAAATTGTAAAGTATTTGTATCTTTTAAAAATACAAACTGGCCTTCTTCTCTTTTTGATGAGGTGATTCCCGAATCTCTAGCGCTCGAATCTGCAAAAACCATAACTCCCTGCATGAGAAAATTATTAACATCTGCAGCAGATAAAACCTCGCCAACCGTAAATTCTTTATATCCTGATAATGCCATTTTGCTCCTTAATAAGCTAACTTTGCCGAATCTAATTTACCAAATTCGGTATCGTCTAAAATTAAAAACGTTAAATTTGTTGCGTCAGCCGTTCCGATCGTTATGTTTGATGATCCCGGTTTAATGCTCCAAATCATATTATTAACACTTAGCAGCTTAGATCTTTGAGAACTCTCGCCAATAGGTGTTAATTCAACTTTTATTATATCCGCTAAATCAAGTTGCGCAAGCGAACTTTGTTGGCTAGTTGAAAGTTTATCTACAGAAATATTTAACCCTGCAAACCTTGTTTCAGGATCTTTAAATTTATTTAAAAGAAACAATGCTGAATCCGCTGCTTCAGTGTCATCAGACATATTTAGATCAGATCTTGTTAATTGTCTAACTCTATATTTAGCTTGGCTTGTCGCGTCTAATTTAGTTTGTGCTGTTCCGTTTTTTCTTTGTACAGTAACACGGTTAAATAAAAGATCATCGTTTAAATTTAATTGAGTTTGCATATATGAAAAATCTGATCCATCATCTGAAAATGTTATTGAAGGACTACCTGAAGGAAACGTACTTGATCTTTCTTTAAAAGTTAATTTACCTTCACGATCAACAAACAATGCGCCATTTTCACTTTGCTCAATATTTCTTAAAACGTCGATCGTTGTTCCGCTTTGTGATCCTGATTGCAAAGTTGTATTTCCTGCATTTATAGATCTTAATAAAGATGGAAAACCTACCGAACTGTCATCTAGTATTGCTGTTATTCTTGTTCCTGATAATTCTGCAGATCTTGTAACAGAAACTTCTGTTGATGATAATAAAGCAATTGAATCTGAAGCTCTACATAAAACAAACGATTCTTTTTTACTTGGATATTGAATTGACCAGTCGTCAATTGTACCTCTAAAAATTGTGTAATAAGTAGATCCGTTATGCGAAGCTTCAACCTTAACTTCCATTAATGGCTCAATTCCCGGAAAAAATGGTCCCGCTGTATTTAAAGGATTATATTTTCCAGTTTCATTTCTTAATGTGAAAGAAACAGATCCCGCATTAAATTCATCAGTTTCTCTTGATCTACCTCTTGAAATACTTATTTGCTGCACGTCAGCTGTTACATCTGTAAATTCTGTAACTCCACCTAACCCAGCGGATCCGTCTAAAACCCCTCGAATAACATCATCAAGCGTAAAAGTATCCGTAGTAAATCCAATTGAAAGTTTATAATCCATTAGACAACGCTTAAACTATTACCAACAGTTATAGGAATTGATCCGTTAGATCTTTGATACTTTTTCAAAGCATTTACGATTTCAGATCCTATTTCAGCTCCATCTGCTCCCATTCCGGCATTTACTGTAATATTCGCAGTAAATCCCATTTGATTGCCACCAGAGAGAGGTACGACTGCCTCAGGCCCGCTCTCGCCGATCAATGCTAACGTAGGCGAATCAACAATTCCACCTTTTGCTAATCTTGGAATATTAGGAATATCCGGCGGATCTATATCAATTCCAAAAAAACTAAAACCTAAACCTGCATTTAGATCATTAATAAAACCGTTTAATTTGTCAATTACTTTATTAAATACAAATTTAATTCCTTCTAATACAACTCCAGCTGATGTTTTTAAAACTGTTGAAATAGTTTCTAAAAATCCTGTTCCGAAAGATTTTAATTTTGGAATTAATAAATCTCCTAATTTATTTAATGCGGTAAAAAATAAATCTTTTAAAACTTTAAATAAATTAAAATCTGATTTAAAAAATCTTAATAATCCTTTAAAAGTCTCTTTTAACATATCAACAGCTTCTCCTACATCACCTTTAAAAAGTGCTTTAATAAACCCAACAACTCCATTAATAATGTTTTTAATCATCATAAAATTAACTTTTACAATCGCTAAACCTTTCTGAAAAGCAGCAACAAACCCATCTGATTGAAAAAACGCTACAAATCTTTGAAAAAGATTTTTTAAAAAATTAATTGAATTATTTACTACATTTCTAAACTTTTCGCTGTTATCCATTGCAAAAGTAAATCCAGCGGCTAACCCAGCGATCGCTCCTGTAATTAATACGATCGGGCTGAATAAAACAGATAATGCAGAAATTAAAGCAAATACAATTGGAATTAATAAAGTTCCTATAGTTGCCGCAATAGCAGCAAATTTAGATCTTGGATTTTCATCGAAAAATTCTTTAATACGATCTATTACCGGCTGAATAGCTTTTTGTAATTCTTCTAACTTTGTTTTAGCTTTATCAACAAATTCAACAAACGGCCCTGAAGTAGTAAATTCTTGAATTTTTGCAACTACTTTATCAATAGCTGGCAATATAATGTCAAACGCTTCTTTAACTTTAATTAATGCTGGCTCTACGATCGGAACTATTTTTTCTGCAATATCTAACATTAAAACTTGTCCGGCGGCTTTGATTCTATCAATAGTTGGTTGCAAACCTTTTTCCATTTGTTCAAAAGCTGTATTTGTAGCGCCAGCTGCACTATTAACCGCCTCTAATTCTTGTGCAAATTTATTAGCACCTTTTCCAGTTAATACTTGCGCGGCTCCTGCTGCTTCAACAGATCCAAAAAATGCTGACATAGAAACACCAGATTCATTTGCAAATTTAGCAATTTGATCTAATGCTGTTTTAACATTACCACCTTCTTTTATAAATGTTGCAAAATCTTTACCAGTTAAATCTTGAAATATTTTTGAAACTTTACTTGTTGGCTTTGATAGTTCTGCAAATACAGCTCTTAATTGTGTTGCGGCTACGCTTGTCGGAGTACCTGAAGCTGTTAATGTTGCTAAAGCTGCAGTAACATTTCCAAACTCAACTCCTAAACCTGCAGCAACCGGGGCAACTTGAAAAAGAGATCTTGATATTTCATCAACTGTTGTTTTACCACCTTTAACAGCAGTAAATATTAAATCTGAAGCTGTTCCTACGTCTATAACATCTGCGCCAAACGCATTAATTACTGTTGATAAACCATCAACCGCAGTACCTAATTCTGTTGCACCACCTTTAGCTAATTTGTTTGCTGTTTCTAAAAATGCAAAAACATTATCTGGAGGAACGCCAGCTGATAAAGAATCATATAATGAAGGTATAACTTTTTCTGGCAAAACTCCAAATTCTTTTGAAAAATCTTTTACCTGTTTTGTTAGATCGTCCATTGCAGCTTGTGAAATTCCCGGAAGCAACGTAAAGACTTCATTCATTCCTGCTTGGAATGTGCTTAGTTCCCCAATAGATTTAGCTGCAAAACCTGTAACTGCTGCTCCCGCAACAGCAAAACCTTTGATCGCTTTTTTTCCTACTTCAGTTACATCAGATCCAAATCTTCCTAATTTAGTTGATGTTTCATTTAAAACTTTATTGAATTGTTTTGCGTCACCAATAATGGCAACTTTAACTTGCCTACCTGCCATGCTTGTTCCTTCTGTTACGATCTTCTAAATAGTCTAAGATCGCTTTATAAATATCATAGTCTAAGGCCATTAAGTTCTGCGGCGGAATACCAGTTTCAGACGCTATTGCTGCAATCGTGTCAATTACTCCGCCTCTTGTTCTTTTCCCAAGTTAGCTTCGTTTCCCGTAACTGTTTTAACTTCTTGCGCAAACCCTTCAAAATCTTGCGTAATTTTTTCTTTTCTTTTGAGGTGAGTATATGCAATAAATAACAACTCTTCCAAATATCCTTCTTCTAATCTTGATGAAGGTTTTTTAAATTTTCTTTCATATTCTATTAAATCAAACATTTCTAAACTAAAAGTAAATTCAGATCCATCGATCATAACAACTTTAAGATCAAATTCTTCCATTATAATTTTGCCTTTCTTTTTGCTTTATCAAAAGCTTTGCCTGCAGCTTCAGTTATATTTTCACTATTCTCAGCGATCCCGGGATATAAATAACGACCTTCTTTAATAAATGGTCTAACTTGAGTATTCCTTCTGTTTCCAGTTGGCTCTAAAGTTCCACCAAAATCCAACCAAGGAACATATTTAGCGGTTGTATTAGATCCCATTTGAACGAAAGTAGTTGTTCCGGCCTGAGTTGCTTTATAAGATTTTTTAGCTCTTCCTCCTGCAACTCTTCTGCCGTTTATTCTT